TCGTCCCGCACATCTTTGCGAGTTCCTGTGCCGTGTCTGCGACAGCGATCGGCAGCTCGTATTCGTCCTTTGTGACTTCCATCCAAATAATCATTTCCCGTCGTCCGTCTTTGCTGATTTACTTTGCTTATTTGCAGAAACTTTGCAAAACTGTTTGCTTAATCCTCAAAAGCGGCTGTTTCCTCCTGCGCTCCATGACCGACCGGCAGCCAAATGGATTCCCACGTTGCGCACCGTGTTCTGCTGTTACTGGACATTTAACAGTCATCTGGAGACTGCACCGCTGAATCGTTGACCCATAGTTGACTGGTTTCCAGATTTTGAGTTACCCCTTTGAATTTTTACGGTTGCAGATCCACATAGTCGGGTACCCACTGCATGCCCTCGTAGGTATGCCACCTTCCTCCGTCATCCTGCCACTGCATCCTCATCAGGGCTGTGGAATACCTGGTGCCGATGGTGTGCCTCGATGTGCCGTAGATGTACCTCACCGTCCTGTTCCTGCGCCTGATGTCCAGCTGCAGGATCTTCCTTGTCCTACCCTTCCTGACATACTGATCGCGGCTGATGCGCAGTCCCTGCTCGTCGTAGGCGTACCACCTGCCGGGAGACTTGATACGCATCTGGCCGACGGTGACGGAGCCTCTGGGATACTCTGTGGATCCTGTCTTGTGGCCGTAGTACCAGTTACCTCTCCACTTGAAGTATCCTGTCCTTGGCCTGCCGTTCTTGTAGATGAAGATGTGTCCAGCCCTGTCTGTGTACCTGCCGTTCCTGGGTGCGGACGCTGCCACGGGGACAGCGCACAGTACCACGAGGATGGCCACCATTAACAGCATCGTCTTCTTTTTCATCTCAACCTCCTCTCACAGCCAGGCCGTCGTACCACCTGACTCCCTTTTCGTTCCTGCTTCCATCGTGCCATTCCGGATGCTGCGCCAGCCCTGCGTTGAACTTCTTCTGGGAGGTGGCTGTGAAGCCGCAGGCGCGCGCCCAGATCTTGTAGTGGTCATAGAGCGTCTTCAGTTTCATCACGGTCCCCGGCTTCTTCTCGCACTTCTCTTCCAGGAACTGCAGGACGTAGTCGTTGTCCTTCTCATACTGGCGGATCACATCCTTCATGTGTGCAGGCATCTCAAGGCCCCGTCTCTTGTACTTCTCGTAGCCTTCCACCAGCCACGCGAAGATCCCCGGCATGGCCTCGTCGCTCTCAAAGTAGTCCTTCAGCCCTTTATCCTGTTCCTCGTCGGAGAAGTGCCTGTTAAATTCGATCACCCTGATGCGGTCTGAGGCGAACAGGGACTTGTCCCTGACGGCAGGCAGGTCGTTGCACGAGAGCCACAATGTAAACTGCGGTTTAAATGTAAAAGCACTCTGGTATAACTCCCGTGCCTTGATCTCCTCGCCGCCGGTGAACTGCTTGATCGCCGACTCATCGAGCCTGCCTGCGGAATCCGACTCTGCCATCGTGACAAACCGCCGCCCCTTCAGGGAGGCAAGGGTGGATGTAGGAGCCTCGGCGTTCTTGTTGCGGTCAGACCGGCAGATGAGTTCCACGGGAGCCACGGTGGCATAGTCTCCAAGAAGGTGGTGGATCGCGTCCAAAAGGGTGCTCTTCCCGTTCCTCGTGGTCTTGCCGTGCAGGATGAACATGCACTCCTCGTTACTCGTGCCCAGGATGCTGTATCCCAGTGCTCTCTGGAGGAAGTCCGCCTTCTGCCTGTCTCCCTCTGTGACCTCGTCGATGAACTGCTCCCACCTCTCACAGCGGACCTTCTGCATGGTGTACTCGAAGCCGGTCTGCATGGTCAGGTAGTCGTTACAGTCGTGCTGTCGGAAGATCCCTTCCTTCAGGTCATATGTCCCGTTCTTGCAGTTGATCATAAAAGGATGGCTGTCGAACTCTGCCGCCGGGATCCGCATGACGTCCGCGGCGTCCTTCATGATCCTGTCCCGGAACCGCCTGTCTCCCATCTTCATGACAAATCCCATGTAGGCCTTCCTCTTGTCCTCGTCCTCGATCTCGCCGCAGTACAGTGCCATGAGCCTGACGAACTCCTTGATGTCCGCAGCCACGAGCAGGGAGCCTGTGTCCACGACCCACCTTCCCTCAAAGAAGGTGAGCCAGGACTTCATCTCAGGGCAGAACCTCGTGTCGTGTATATAGCACTCGGCGAAGAGGTCCGCCATGCCTGCCTCGTCCCAGGAGTACCCTGTGGAGTCCACAGGAGGATATTCAGGATGGACCGATTTGATGTAGCGCATCTTGTCAGAGATCGCCTCTGAGGCGATGTATCTGCCGTTATGCAGCTGAAAAAGTTCTGTGTTCTCAGGCATCTGTCTTCTTCCTTCTTGCCGGTTTCCTGTCCACAGCAGGGATCTCCTTCACGTAGTCCATGATGGCCTTCACCACCTGCTGTATGAGTTCCTTCTCATCCTTCTTTGCGCTGATGCTGATCTTCATGTTCAGCACGTCTCCGCGTCTGATCAGGTCGTCCGTTCCTGTTGTACTCATCTGCTCTCCTTTCCGCCCATCTGGGACAGGCTTCTACTTTTACCCACTCGCCGGTGGCTGTGTCTACGATAGGATAGTAGGGACCGTGCGGTCCCATCACTGCTGTCGAGATGTACCTTGCCATCACTCCATCTCCTGTTCTGCGGCCTCGACCAGGTTTGCAATGGTATCGATCTTTGCGGTTATGTCAGGATCCTTCGAATATCCGTAAGCCCTGTCCAGATACCATTTCGCTTTGTCGAGATCTTCTTTTCCGTTTTTGTTCTTGTACCTCCACAGGTACTTGAAAGCATTGCACATGCAGAAGCCCAGGACCATGTCGTATCCGAATGCGATCTCCATCGTATCGATGCATTCCAGCGACGTGCTCTTCTCATAGTGTGCAGGGTGGTTTACATTGTCTGTCATGATCCCTCCTTTACTTCAGATCGTCTTCCCACTTGTCAGGCATCTGGTCCACGAGCGCGATCACCGCTCTCCTGCTGACCGCGTCACCGTCCCGGTATCCGTCAATGTCGAGCATCCTCTGGATGATCGTGATCACATCTTCCTTGCTGACGAGCCTTTCCATCTGCCTCTCCTTTCTACAAGGCAGGGCACTGGGTAGACCGGGGTAGTCTTGTGCCCTGCGTGATCCCCTTGCGGTTCTTAGGCTGTTCCGTAATGCCGCCAATTATGTGCCCAGTGTGTGTTTTGTTCTGCAGTTCCGGCTCTGCATCCGGTGCTCTTGTAAGGACTGCTCCGGAGGAAACCTTCCCGGACTCGGTATGGCTGTGTCGGATATGCGATAGTACTTTGTACTGGGAGAGGGCCGAACGGAGTCGAACCGCTTTACCAGGTGGAGGACCCGAACATGAACAAACGGTGTTTACCTGGTGCTGACCGGCAGCATGCGGCCCTGTTGTTATTTCTTGCGCTTTCGCCGTCCTGTCTCTGCGGACAGCTTTGCGATCAGGATGGACGTGTCCATCAGTTCCGGTCCTACATCCCGGAGTTTCAGCTGGTTCAGGCGGATGTTCGTCGGCCTGTCGATCATGGCCAGGTTGGAGATGTCCAGGTTCATGTGGTCACCGTCCTTGAAGATGATGTAGTGTCCCTCAGGGATCGGCCCGTAGTGCTGTTCCCATATCACCCGGTGCTTCATCTTCCAGACATTCGGCTCCGCCACCTTAATCTCGATATATCCGATCAGGTTCCTCTCGGTACCTACAGGGACCGCCGTGTGTGGCCGGTTACCCTTCTTGAACTGCCCGGCCTTGCTTCTCTCGATGGCCTCCGGAGATGCCCACTCTGTCATCTTCCGTCCCTTTGTCGCAGGGACGTGGCCCTTCGGGAACCTGGCATCGACGCCGCAGCGGATGTGGTTGTTCTTGGCAAAAGCCCTTGCCTGAAGGTATGTCAGAGGAAAGAATTTCTCAGAGAAGAGGCGTGCCGTCTCTTTTATAGGTCTTCCGGGGATCGTATCCCTCAGGAACTGCTTCTGTTCCTCCGTATAGTGGAAAGTGTAATCTCTCATGTGTTCAGCCCCAGGAGCGGCACCGGCTTGTCCGTGCCATACCATGTCTTTGCGAAGCTGGCCGCCTTCAGCTGCAGTTCGCCGTTCTTGACGATCTGTGTGGCGATGTCGCTGACAGCCTTGGATCTTTTCAGTTCTCTCTCCAGATCCTCGTCCTTCAGATTGTCATCCTGCAGTCTCTCGATCTGTTCAAACAAGTAGTTGTTCAGGTCTACGGTTGTGTTCAGCATGTCGTGATCTTCCTTTCCCAGATTCTTCCAAAGCACCCGTTGTGGAAGAAGGTGCAGGTGCCTCTCTTTGTTACCACATACCCGGTGTCTGACAGGTCATTGTCCGAGCGGATCTCTTCTCCGCATCCCTGGCACTTTGCGATGGCCAGCACCTTCTTCCTCTTGGTCACGTCCCACGTGATGTGCGGCGCGTACCGCATGAGTGCCGACTTAATGTTCTTTTCTGTCGGTTCTATCAGCATCAGATTCTCCTTTCAGCAGCTTCAGGAGCCTGTTGATCATCCTGTTCTGCTGCTCGATCATGTCCTCCAGAAACGCAATGTATGCCTCATTCATTCCCTGATTCCCTCCAGAATCTTCTCAAATTTTGTCAGCGTCTTATCCATCAGCTTTATTGCCTCGTCCAAGGCGGTTTCCCGCCCCGCCAGAGCGTTCCGGTACTCTGCCTGTGCAATCGCCCTAATGGCACCTTTGAGGCTCGTGTAGTAGCCATATCCGCCCTTGTAATCAGGCTCCATGCCGTCGCCGTGCTTGGCCTTCCGCATCCGGTGCATGTCGCGCATCGGTGTGTAGTTGAGCGGGTCCACATCTACAATCCAGTCTTTATTCACTCTGATCATTTCACTTACCTCTGAAGAATTCTTCCCGCCTCCGGAGTTTCTCCCCGGTCTTGTCCGGACGCTTCCCTACGAGCATGGTGCGGATCTCCTCGTAGGACTCTCTCGCCTCGATAAGATCCTGGTTGCCGTCTTCCGTCCACCTGTGGAAGAACGTCTTCTGTCCGTCTGTGTCGATGAGATGGAAATCACTTGCGTTGATGAGGATGGCCTCTCCGTCAGGCCTGTGTACTTCGATCCACATGTTTTACCTCCTGTATCTTGTGATGCTCCTGCAGATGCTCTCCACCTCAGTCCTCGGCAGAGGCGGCCTGCAGGCCTTCTGGTTGGCTTTGAGCAGTTCCTTGTATATCTGTGCCTTGCTGTATCCCAGCGTCCACATGGAGCCTGCGAGGCTCGTCAGGGACTGGTTCCTGGCTCCGGGTCCTACAGGCACATACTCCGGTGAGACCGGCACCTTTCCCGGTTCGGGTTTTCTCCACCCCGGCTGGTAGAACCTTGGTGTGATCACCCGGCCCTTCTCCACTCTGACCTCCGGGAAGTACTTCTGGACCACATAGTCGATGGCGTCCTGGTTCTCTATCATCTGGGGGAAGAGGCAGACATCCCCGGTCGTGATGAAGAACCGTCCTGTGCGGTAGATCTCCACACCGTTCCTGTTGTTCCTTCCTGAGAAAGGCAGCGTGCCCTTCAGCAGGATGTGGACCCCTCTTCCGCTCCGGGAGACCTCTGTGTAGGACCTGCACACGCTCATGATGTCAGCACACAAGGGAGTCATGAGTCCGTCCTCGAAGCCCTTGTCGATGTCGATCCCGACGATGCCGTTGTCGGCAAAGACGAAGCCGATGTGGTCATAGTTCCCGTCGGCGACTGAAAGTACAGCCTGCTCGAAAGTCCCCCAGGTGGAAGGATCTGTGGATGACGCCGCCTCTCTTGCAGTGGACCGCATCGGAGTCTTGGATGTGTTGTACGCACACACCCACTGGTCAAGAGCCTGTATCTCTTCCGGGATCCTTTTGTAGTTCACGACGTCTCCTCTCGTTGTGGTATTTCTGCAGCATCTTCATTACGCCATTCCCGTCATCGACGGCCTCGAAGGTGTAGAACCTCTTCCTGCAGGCAGGACATCTCCTCGCCCTGTAGGTCTCGCCGTCGATGGTCCGGGAGTCTTTGACTATGGTCTTTCCGTATCCGCAGTGCGGACAGGTCATGTTCTCATCACCTTGGACGCCCACATGTCTGCCGCGTGGGTCCAGAGCACAGTCTCGTATTTTCCGATCGCCGCTCCGTAGTTCTGCCACATGCTCTCGCTCTCGTATGCTCCCATGTGGTACCGGATACAAAGCACCTCTTCCTCTGTGAGGATAGGTCCGTAGTTCAGCATCTGGCAGACGATCACTGACTTGTCGCCGTGTCCCGCAAGGATCTGGTTTGCCTTGTATTTCCACTGGCCGTCTTCTGTCTGCTCGTAGCAGCCACACTTACAGATGTCGTGGAGCATTCCCACCACTTTGGGGGAACGCGGTTTGTCCCACCGCAGATCCATCTGCTCGGTCATCTTTACCAGCTTCTTTGCCACCATCAGGGAGTGGTCGAACAGACCGCCTTCATAAGATCCGTGGAACCTGGTGGACGCAGGTGCCGTAAAGAACCCCATTTCATCCAGTTCCTCGGCAAGCCGACTAACAGTTATCAAGGAGCCTTGCATAAATTCCTCGAACCTTTCGATCCGTTTTTCCCGTTCTGTCATATTCACCTCACAGTCCCAGGAGCGCGTCCAGATCTATCGTCGCGGCCGGCGGTTCCGGTGCGGGAGCAGGCGCGTCCTCGTCAAAGCCGTATGCCACTTCCTTGTCACGCCCAAGGTGCGCGAACGTCCTCGTGCCGTTGCCGTCCTTGGCGGGGACTACGTTGTGCTCGATGGCACACTTCACGTACCGTCCTACCAGTTCCTGCTCGTCGATCTCGTCCCGGTCGAAGTCATCCAGGAGCGTCCTTGCAAGGTAGGAAAACGCATTGTAGGCTCCCTCATTGGGCTGCCCCTTGTCGGTCAGCAAGTTGAACTGCTCTGTATGTGTCTTGCCGTCCTTGGTCTCGAAGACCAGTTTCAGCTTCCCGAACTGCTCATTATACTCAGCACTCTTCACCCGGAAGACGTACATGCCCTCCGGAAGAGGAGTGAAACCACCTGTGAGTCCGATCTTTGCCATCATGACACCTCCTTTGCTTTCGCCGTCAGCCTGTAGCTGACACTCTCTTTTGTCTTGTACTTGTCCAGGATCCCGTCGGCCTTCATGGCTGCCTCGTCCACCTTCATGCTCTTGCTGATGGTAGTGATCCAGTCGAAGACCCCTCCGGGGATGACGACCTGCTTGTCGCCGTCCCGGAACTGTCCCTGTGCGACTTCCTTGATCTGGTCCTTCAGGACCTTCAGCCGCTTCTCGTCCGCAGCGGTCTCTTCTGCGACCGCGTCCAGCTTCTTCTGGATCCCCTCGGCCTCCTTGATCAGTTCCTGCACATCCGTCTCAGGATTGACTGTGTTTGCCCTCAGAGCCTTCAGGATCTCCGCGTCCTTCTTCTCGTCGAACTTCGGGGAGACGCCGCCGATGACGTGCTTCTTCCACCACCGCTCGACCTTCTTGATAGTCTTGTCCATCTCCGGGTATCTCTCAGACACCTTGAAGGTTCTGGTGAAGGTATTCCTGGCATTGACCACGAAGGCGTCGGGATCCTGGTAGTCTGCATCCTCAAGGATGGTGCAGACCATGATGACCTCGTCGACACCCAGGAGCCACGCGTACAGGGCCGCCTGCATGGCGTAGTACTCAGGGATGTCCTCCAGCCAGTCCTCCGCACGCTTTGTGGTCTTCATCTCAAGGACCGTCTTGGGATTGCCCTCGGCATCTACGAAGAGATAGTCCCACATGCCGCCGAAGATCTTGTTCTCATGGAAGAAGTCTCCCCAGGTCTTCCGGAAGTAGTCCTCGCCGTATACGTCGGTAGGGGATACCATCTTTTCCCAGAACATCACATCCTGCATGTACTTGGCCTGCTTGGGTTCGATGGTCTTACCTGCGATGGTGTAGATGGTGTCCTCGAAAGGCTCCTCGTAGGTCCTCGTGATCGCGCACCACGCCTCGAAGGGTGTGCTCCATCTGTTCAGTCCCAGGACCGCGGCAAAGCGCGTGCCGGTGCATTTCTTGGGCTTTTTGGGCGGGTCGATGGTGATCGTGTTATTGTCATTCCACTTCATGGATTATTCCTTTCCCTCGTACTCTGCGAGAATCTGCTCCATGTGGGTGATCAGCTGTGCGGCTGCGGCCGCAGGCAGTTCGGTGAAGCCCTTGGTCTTCATGCCGATCTGGGCGATGAATTCCCTCTTGGTCTCATCCTTCTGGATGAGGTTCTTTGCCAGTTCCTTCAGGGTTTCCATCGTCTCCGGGGATGCCATCTCCACGGCTTCCGCAGCAGGCTTCTCTTCCTTCTTTGCGGGAGCGGTCAGCTGTTCCTTGGCCTTCTTCCTCTCAGCCGCTGTCGCAGGCTTCTTGTTCTCCGCGGGCTTCTCGGAACCAAGGTTCGCGTCCGTCTCGTCATCCTCTACGATGTCGAGTGCCAGCATGTACAGGTATCTCCTCAGGTAGGTGATCGTGGCTCCCAGTGCCTGCAGGGGATTGGTGACCTCTTTACCGGCATTAGAGATGATCTGAGGTGCTTCCTTATAGGGAATCACAAAGGTGATAGGAGCCTCTGCGATATCGTCTGCGTTGTACAGTTCCATCCTGGCGGCACCTTCATCGAAGTTCACGATGGACGCGATTCCGAGGTCTGCGAAGATCCTCGTAGCCGAAGGCACGATGTCCTTGAGTTCGAAGTATGTGAATTCCAGCTTGATGTTCTTGCCGGATTTCTTCACATGCTCATTCAGGAACATGAGCCTCGCCTGTGCCAGTTTCTGCAGGATGTTCATAGGTTTCTTTTCAGCTGTTGCCATTAGATTCTTCCTCCTTCTTTAAGTCATCGACGATTCCTTCGATGATGTGTCCCATCATGATGGAGACTGCCAGGAACATGAGCGGACCTATCAGTCCCGCGTCCATGATCGAATTACATTTTTCTGTCTTCGTCTGTGCCTTTGCCATCTTCTTCGGCAGCGTGTCGAGATCGATATCCGCCTCTGTTTCATCTCCGAAGAGTTTTGTCTTCAGGTTGCAGATCACGTCAGCCGCATAGGTTGTGATAAGTGCCTCGTGGACAGGCGAGAGTCCGTGTTCGCCGCTCTCACACATTTCGGTGATGCCTGCGATCATATTTACTCTTGCAATCTTCGAGAAGCGTTTAAGTGTTACTTTCATAATCCCTCCAGAATTTTCATGCATTGGCGCGTCAGGCTGTTCACCTTCCGCTTGTTTACCCTTGGAGGCTTCACCCCCAGGAAGTCGTTGATAAGTTTCTTTGCGCGTTTGATGTACCACTCCTTGTCCACCACCCAGATGCCGCAGTGTGCGTCGTTGTCGATGTAGCAGTGTTCAGGAAGCCCACCGACCTTTGCCACTCCGCCGGTCTTGGCGTGGACCTTGTACAAGGTGCCCCGCCGCCTGTCCCTGGTGGCGTATACCCTGTTCACCTTCTGCACTGCCACCTCTTTGCCATCGATGATGGTGTAGCTTCGGGAGTACAGGGACGATGCTTTGGAGATCATCTGGAAGTCCATCACATCGTTGCACTGGTTGATGGTGTCCTCGACCGGAATTCCCTTCACGAAGTAGTTGATGATGGCCCTCGGCAGGACCACGGCATCGTTGTTGATCTTGAAGGCTCCGCCGGAGATGTTCTCCCACGCTGGCAGATCCCATTTTGTGAAATCCACCTTGCCGTTGGTCAGGACCCCTCGCACCAGGGCTGTGCCCTTTATCTTCGGAGTGCCGCCGTCTTCGGGGACCTCAACGTAGTTATTGACGTCCTTCTGTACGATCTTGCCGATCCGGTCTTCCTCCAGTTCGAAGCCGGTCCTGTCCTGCCACTCCTGCGTGATCTCCTGCCACTTAGGCTCGTCGCTGTTGTCGAGACTGACCATGATGCCGTCCGTGTTCAGCTGTACGATCTTCAGTGTCGGGCATTCCTGCAGCAGGTGCTCTGACAGTTCCAGGAGGAACAGCTGGCCCGTGATGCAGACGGAGCGCATCATCAGAGGATCGTACAATTCGTTGTACTGGTTTCCCATCGCACCATAAGTGGTGTTCAGGACCAGCTTCAGGGCATTGGCTGTGGCCATGTCCATCGACCTTTTGGCGAGCACCCTTGCGTCGATGGTGTCGGCATAGATCTTCGGATCCGGTATGTTCCTGGATGCGTATCCCATGTGCCTGACAAGATTCGGGTAGTAGCTTGCCACATCCTTGTTGCGGATGGACCGCTCTGCTGTCGCCTCTTCCTGATAGGCAGGGATCGCTCCGTGGATACCGCCGTATCCGATCGTCACCGGGCACTCACCGACTGTGATGTTCAGCTTGGCTCCGAAGACTTCCTCATCAGTCAGGGACTTGTCGTACATCCTTGAGAAGAAGTCGAAGACCTCCTGCGGGATGTACTCCTTCTTCAGGTTCTCCGGATACTTGTACTCCCTCTCATCTGTGTAGGGCTTTTCCGGTTTCTGTGCCTGCAGGTATCTTGCCGTCAGCTTGGCATTGGTCAGCTTCAGGGATTCCCTGGGAGACAGTCCGCACTTCTCGCCGATGTTGATCTTGTTCTGCAGGTATCCTTCCCTGACGTAGAACAGCTTCTCAGTGGCGAGGACGTCGGCACGGCAGTAGTCCAAAGTCTGGTTCACTTCCTGCTGTGTGAGAGGCCTGTCGATATTGAAATCGACGTCGGTCTCTTTGATGTTCATTCCCATGTGGGCCTCGAAAGACTTCAGGGATGTTCCCATCTGGGCATCATCCAGAAGGTCGATGGTGTCGAAGTAGAATCGGTAGTCCTTCAGTTCCGGGATGTCCCAGCCGTTCATGCCGCGGATGATGATGTCATCGTTCACCTTTTTGATCTCTTCAGGACTGAATCCTGCGAGAACCGCCTTCATGATGTGGTTGTCGTAGTGTTTGACATTGACGCCGCACAGCCAGGGATCGTCTTTCATGAAGGCCTTGACTATGCCGCTGTCGTTGTGCGCGACCACGTAGGTACCGCTGTCGAGATTCTTTGCCACGATCATCCAGTCGTGAGCGAATACCTCGAAGTCGAAAATTGTTACTCCTTGTATCATGGCTTACCTCAATACTTGATATTCAGGTTTCCGTTTTCGTTGAGCCAGTCGATCACTTCCGTATATCCAAGTCCGCCTTCATCCCAGGGCTTCATGATGTATTTGTACAGCTGCGGATGGGTTTCCTTGAGCCGTTCGAATCTTCCTTCTCCCGGCTTCTCCCGGTGACAGCCAAATCCACAGAACACGCATCCCGTTCTTTCACAGCCGGTAGTTTTAAAGACCGGCCTCTCCAGTTCGAATACCCCAAGATCGTCCAGAGCGATCATTTCATCTCTGATCTTCCCTTCAGGGACCACGTCTCCATAGACTGCTGCGATGGGGATTTTATATAAGTAGATGTAGAGAAGTACGTCCTGCTCAGTCCAAAAGGACATTGGATTACTCAACGGGACTTTTAAGTTGAAACCGTTGCAGCCGTTTCTTAACCACTGCTGTGTGCGGAGTCTGCTCTCAGATGCCATCTGGCCAGTCATCCCTACTCTTCCGGTCTTTCGGCAATATCTGTGGATCGGAGATTTCTTCATCACGTTGCAGCACATGTGGGATACATCGAATGGTGCGTCGAGAAGAAACTGGTAGCGTTCACAAGAGAACATGCTCTTGTTTTTAGGGATATTCCCCACTGTCGCCATTGTCTTCTTTTCCGCTGGAAGAATCGCCAGCATTCTTTGAATCCGGAAGTTGTCGATTGTTTTTGCGAAGTCGTAGGTCAATGCGGTTGTCAGACGTGAGGACACCGGATAGTGCGGCAAGTCTCCAAGGGATGCCACCCCCCCCATTTTCTGACCGTCTGACTTGGTCAACGTATCCTCCAACAGTTGCTTTTTCTGGTTTTCTGGCAAACTCACCCAGTCCCCGGAGTTTTCTGTACTTGCAGTCGACCCCCCCCCTGGTTAGTTGTAGCATACTCGCCAAGTCCGCATAGGCGACGTACGCACTGTTGTCCCCACTTGTGACCTGTCTGTCTGTCTGTCTGTCTGTCTGTCTGTCTGTCTGTCTGTCGAGAGCGTTCTGTTCTGCAAGAATCTTTGTCAAGTATTTTCGTGCGCCGTATGCGCATTCCGATACTTCTTTGCTTATGAACGGATACCCGTAATCCTGTATCACCTGCCGAAAATTCTTTTTCGGCTTGATCCACTCGACATTCTCAAACCCTTTGACAAACTCCCGGATCTCCGGATATTCCAGACCGGTATCTACGAAGACAGCAGGAACATCTGGGAATTCTTCTCTGACAAGATGGAGCAGTACGGTTGAATCTTTTCCCCCGGAAAAGCTGACGTAAACGCCGTCTACTCCGTGGTAATGCACCCATTCCCGGATCCGCTGTTTTGTCAGAGCGATCTTCAGTCTGATAGGCAGGGCCTGCAGTTCGTGAAGTTCTTTAATGGTGTGAGACATATTCTGTAATACCTATTCTGAGTCCGAGCCATGCTGTACCGGCTGCGATCATCACTACAGGCAGGATGCTCTCGCTATCGATGGCACTGCCGCCGAACAGGATCGCCATTACCGCTGCTATTGTGATGATGTTCACCAATGCTTTCATGCTCTACTCCTCTATCACGCACTCCTGCTTCCTGTATGTAGTCATGCGCCTCTTGTATGCCCTGACCAGTGACTGTGTGCTGTCCACGTAGTCATAGGCGACTGCTGTTTCCTTGCCGTCGAACCGTCTTGCGATGCGTCCGATGGCCTGTGTGATCACTGCGAAATCCTTCTGAGGCGTCACCAGGAAGAGCCTGTCCAGCCGGGGAATATCGAGTCCCTCTTTGGCCAGTGCGTAGGTTGCGAAAAGTATCCTTTTCTCTCCTGTCCTCATCTCTTCGATGGCGTCTACCCTCTCCTGCTTCTGTACCTTCGTGACCATCTTGCCGTCGATGACAGCCGAGATCTTTTTCAGGTCTTCAGGAAGGCTGTTCCGCAATGCCTGCAGGTGCCGTACCCTGTCTGACAGGACCAGACAGGAGTGACCAAGGCTTGCCTGACCGACGATGTACGCAATTATCAGGCAGTTGCGCTCTGCATTTTCGGTGAGGCTCTTGATCAGCTTCTGGTAGATGATCATCCCGTCGGGACCGATGCAGTCCCTGGAAAGAGTCACCCCTGTCCACACAGGCCTGATCGTGACCGGCATGACCGTTTTCTCCACCGCACTCTTCGGGACGATGGCCTGCACCGGACCGAGCAGTGCGTAGGTACATCTGATCAGTCCGTCAGCCCTGTGGACCGTCGCCGAGAGTCCGTACTTCCTTCTGGCTCTCAGGCTGTTCAGAACCTTCGAGAACTGCGTCACCACTGTCGGGCTGCCCGCCACACGGTGGCACTCATCCACGATGATCACATCCCACACATCCCTGTACTGCCTCAGATCGAGGCGGCACATCGTCTGTATGGTGGCAAAGGTGATGTTGCTTCCGATGTCCACCTTGCCTTCCGTGATGGTCCCCAGCGTCTCCTCAGGCCAGTACCGCTTTGCACGTTCTCTCGACTGGTTGAGCAGGTCCTTCGTGTGGGTGAGCCACAGGGCGCTTCTGGAACACCTTCCAACGATGGAGAGTCCCATCTGCGTTTTGCCCGACCCCGCAGGAGCCTGCAGGATGCCGCAGTCGTGCGGGAGCATCTCTGCCACCGCTTTTTCCTGGTAGTCGTACAGAGGCACATCCTTGTAGAAGCAGATGTGGTTCTCATCAGGAAGACCATCGAGCCAGACGTCCTTTCCGTCGGGGAACATCCTCTGGAGATCCTCTTTACATCCGTATGGGATATGGATCTCGTCTCCTACCTTTTCCCACAGGACGAGCACCTGCGGCGTCCGCCCTGTCCAGAATCCCATGCGCTTCTTCTTGGCGTATTCGGGATTCGCTACCTGCAACTCCCTGTGCAGGTACTTTGTGAGCCGGTCATCCGGGAGGATGACGCGGATCTTTTCTTCGAGTACAAAAATCATTTTCTTGCCCTCATCCACTCATCCAAGGTGACGTACATGATGAGGTCTTTTCTCTTGAGGCTCGTCCAGCCTCTCCTCTTTGCATCTATGGCTTCTCTGAACGGCACCATGTAAGTGGAACCGTCAGCCAGCCTTACTGCAAAGTAGGCTCCTCTGTTCCCGCATGTCTGCCAGAGGCTCATCGCGGACTCCTGATTTTCCTCGATCCTGTCGAGACGGAAGTAATCCTTCTCGCAGACCTTACAGTCGATCAGGTAGGCGATGTCTCCCTTTACAGCGATGACATCAGCGGGCTGCCCCTCCGCCCTGTTGGCGAAGTTGTGTGCCCAGAAGCCATGCTTTGCGAGTATGCTGCAGAACAGCGTCTCGAAGGCACTGCCTTCCGACTTGTTACTCAATACCAAGCCTCCTTTTCTCGGCATCCAGAAGGTGCCGGTAGATCTTGTAGCACCCACGCTTGCATCCGGGCCTGCGGATGAAGTAACCGAGATTCGCCTTTCCGGTCTGCATGAGATAGCGGACCGTGAGCGGATCCATATTCAGTTCTTTCGCCGCCTGCTTTACAGACACCTCGTGTGAATGCATTTCTGCTCCTTTGTGCATCCTGCACAATTTCCGAATTGTCACTTATCGTGACATTCGAGGTCAAAAAAAATTTCCTGGACGGTCTTGCCAAAATATTCGGCTAGAGCCACCTTGGTTTCGTCCCTGGGAACACGGGCCTCTGTCTCGTACATGAAGATGGCCTGACGGGTTACACCCACGCCGCTGGCGACTTCGTCGAGAGTTTTGGTCCCTCTCAGTTCCCGGAGACGATTTCCGAATCCCTGGATCCTCATCGCGCCCTCCTTTCTATTTTATTCCGTGTCACGTTTCGTGACAAGTAGTACTTTATCACGCTTCGTTAACAATGTCAACACGTTTCGTGACATTTTTCTAATTTATTTTTGTTCACAAATCGTGTACAATATCTTGTATAAGGAGGCGGGAACCGTGACTGAATTTAGAAACGTATTCAAAGAGTTGCGTCAGGTAAGAGGACTGACGCAGGCAGAACTGGCAAAAAGGCTCGGAGTGTCCAGAAGCAGTATCGGTATGTATGAATCCGGCGAACGAGTACCGAGGCATGAGGATCTGGAACTGATCGCTGACTTCTTTAATGTAGATATCGACTACCTTCTCGGACGGACCTACAAGACAACGGTCCTGCCTCAGAACTACTATTTCAATGAAACCGCAAGAGAGTATGCTGACTTCCTGGAAAAGAATCCGGAGTATCAGGTACTCTTCGATGCAAGCCGCAAAGTTAAACCGGAAGACATAGACCTTGTACGAAAACTGATAGAGAGGTTCAGTAATGACTCGTGACATCTACACCAGACTGGTGGACCTGCCAACCACCGTCTACTCTTTTGCCCGCAGCAACCCAGACGGATCTTATACCATCATATTGAATGCCAGGCTCTCGCAGGAAGACCGGGCAAGACATTACAGGCACGAACTCAGACACATCGTTGGCGACGATTTCGAAAAAGAGATCCCTGCTGACGAGATCGAGGCACAGGCACACAGGGAGGACGCATCATGAGACTTCCAAACGGCTACGGCTCAGTAATAAAACTGTCCGGAAAAAGAAGAAAGCCCTACGCCGTCAGGATCACCACTGGGTATTCCTTCTCAGGCGGCAGGGCTGTGCAGAAGTATAAGTATCTGGAGTATTTCGAAAAGCGGAAAGAAGCCATGCAGTATCTGGCTGATTACAATGCAGGCAGGGAAGTGAAAGAACATGTGAACCTGGTTGAGGTCCCTACCTTTGCGGAAATTTTCGAGAGATGGCTCGACGAGAGGGAGAAGAGTCCCAGAGGGCTGAGTGATGTCGGCAGGAGAGGATTCATATCCGTTTTCAAGAGGTTCTCGATTCTCCATAACAGGAAGATAACGAGTATCCGGTTCGCGGATGTCCAGCCGATCATCTACGATAATTCCGAGATGAGCAACTCCACCGTGGACAAGATGAAGACTCTGCTCCATGCCATCGCCGCTTATGCTATCAAGTATGAGTACATCACGCAGGATTTCTCAGCCCACATCGAAGGCACTGGAAAGAAGCCCAAAGGCATCCATCAGGTATTTACTCCCCAGGAACTGCAGCAGCTTTGGGCAGATAAGGATGATGAGGCAGCCGCTTTTGCCCTGCTCACATGCTATACAGGCCTGCGTCCTTCCGAGGCACTCTTCCTGAAAGTGTCTGACGAGGATCTGAACAGGCAGTATGTGATCACAAAAGGCTCGAAGACCGACGCAGGCAGGAACAGGGTGATACCGTTGCATCCAAGACTCGTACCTGTCCTCCGCTCCCTCAGGCACGAGAACGACAGGCTGTTCACGCATGCTACCCTTGCAGGATTTGTGAACTACAGGTGGAACCTCTACATGGACCGCAGGAAGATGGATCACCTCCCCCATGACGGCAGGCACACCTGTGCCACCCTGATGGAGCAGGCAGATATCCCTCTCCACCACAGGAAGCTGATACTGGGACACAAGGTGAATGACGTGACCACAGGCATCTATACACACGTCTCCCCGGAGACCCTCATTGAGGATATCTCCAGACTGTGATTTTGTGCATTGCTTGTATATTGCGTGTATATTACAGTCACAAGTCAACACCATCTAACGCCATTTATCCCCAGTAATATCAGGCCTGTCAAGGCCTTCGAAAAACATTAATTGTATCACAACATCTCCGAAAATCCACCCTTCTGAGCCTTTTTGTCGCTTACTTGTGTATTACGAAAACCAGAAATCCCCGGCACCTTTTGAGTGTCGGGGAATTAAAATTGCACCGGGCATGCCCGCTGGTGCTCACATTAATGCATCCGCTCCATGACGCTTCAAATAGCTTTGCACGGCCATGAGCAAACTTGTTTTGTTGCCATTGAGCAATCTGTCAACATCTTCCTGTGCGCCCATGTAGCGGCCGCCAAGGGCCTTCTTGCGGGCCTCTCCGGTGCCGTGGACGTTGAACAGGATCTCAATAGCAAGGTCAGCATCGGTTTTGTCAGGGAATTCGACAGGAGCAGGCTTGCTCCCGCCTTTTGCGTAGGCCCGCCAGTCGCTCTCTGTCAGATAGCAAATATCGAGGTCGAGCCGCCCGCCCCATCCGGTCAGGGAGCCGCAGGAACTGTACTGATAGATGGTCGGCCTTGACCATGCTCCAAAGCCGCTGCCGTCCGTCCATGGGTTAGACTGGTATCCGGTGCGGCTCATGTTGGCGTACTGTGCGCACCAGAGCGGATATGACGCTGCTACAGGCTGCCATGCGTGCTGCCGGCAGACAGATTTTGACATGTAGATAAAGCAGGAAACACCCGTCTTGTCCTTCACACGGTCGCAGAAGTTTTTGCACCAATTCACATCGTCACGACCAAATTTCGGGTTCTGCTCGCCTTCCCAGTCAAGGCACAAGATTGCCTTGCCGACGTATTTAGAAATCTTACTCAGGAAAAAGTCCGCCTCTGCCCTTGCGTCGCCGCCGCCCGCATAGTGGTAGATCCCAAGCAGCTTATTTGCGGCGACTGTCTCTCGTGCCATTCTGACAAAATCAGGGTTGGTGTAGCTTGTCCCCTGCGTGACCTTGACGATCACGAAATCGCATGGAACCTTTGCCGGGTCCAATCCTGCCTGATAGTTTGCAACATCGATACCATTAAGACTCATTGCCGCCCTCCTTGTACTGCTTTGTGCTGATCCCGAGGCAGGCCCCCAGGAAAGCATCAACCGCTGTGATGGTGCCGACGATCTGCTCGCCGTACGGCAGGCCCCAGATAGAGGCAAGCGCAAAGTACAGCGTACCACATGCCGGCAGAAGGATCTGCGCAACAAATTTCAAAACATCATATACCTCATTACTCATCTTAAACATGCAGCACCTCCTATCTGTCGATCAAATACTGTTCCAGTTCCGATTTGACCTTTTTCATGCTCTCTATGTCATTCCCATCAATCCCGTGCCGGAGCAAGGCAAGCAGGGCCTTCATCGTAATGGTTCCTGATTTCTCCAAATTGTTCAGCCGCTTGTTGTCATTATCGAGCATAGCGTCATGCTTTTTGAGCCATTCCTCATGTTTGTCCAGGCGTTCATTTTGCATTCGGTTTGGAGTTTTGGCTTTGTTAATCAGGGTGACGATTACTCCAACGGCTCCGGCGGTAGCAGTCACAGCGGCACAAAGTCCGAGGAAAAGCCCTATCAGATCCGAAGGTGTAAGCATAATTGGCGTGTTCATTTGTGGTTTTCCTCCTGATAGGCTTTGTTGACTCTTTCCTGTATATCCGTAGGGTTGTAGCCGTTAAAGCGTAAGAGAGCCGTTCTGACAGCCTTTTTGCCGTACTTGTTGGCAATCAC